TCTCATCTTCAAATTGTGGTTGCATAACATCTTTAATCTTATCAAAGATCTTTTTACCAAACTTGTATAGGAAAACTTTTCCTACTGCATCTGGATTAGCAGAATCTTCTACGACTAAAATGTTAGCATAGTAATTGAGGCGTCTTTTTTGTTTACGAGCAATTTCCTTATTCGCCTCAACACCTGAATTCCATAGTTCAGAATTTAATTCTGATACAGGGTCTGGTTTGTTAAGTGTAGTAAGGGAGTTCTCGATATACCATTTCCCTGTTGGTCCTTGGAATCCGTGATTCCAAATTCTAACCCATGGCATATCTTCGCCTTGTGGAGCAGGCAAGAATCTAATAACGGCGTAACCGTTACCTGCCTTGTCTACTGTTGGTTTCCATTCCCGATCATCGCCTTGTTTGAAGTTGGATGTGGGATTACTGATTTTCTCGACTTCCTTCATTAAGTTGTCGAAATTACCTCTTTGTTTTCTGAGGTCTGAAAGTGTATTAAACGACATATATTTCTCCTGTGTATTGCGTTGTATTACGTTATATTATTTGTATTAGACAGAACCCTCTGTCTAGCAATTATATTTATAAGACTTTCATGTTTATCTGTCAGAGATTTGGTATCCTTTTTTACAAATGGAGAATACTTAGATACCAATAAACATGTGTCGCCTAATATCATATCATCACTATATTCATCAATAAAGTTCAATAGTCTATTCAAAATAACGACTGTTTCAAGAGTTACTTGTTTTCCTAGTAACATCTTTAATATAAGAGGATGATCACCGTGTGTAGCATCCAATATATTGTCCTTTTCCATTCTAGTTTGAATGGCTAATAAATCTTGTTCAAAGTTATAACTTAATCTTTCTTTTCTTGCTTGCCATTCTTTCCATACTTCTATTGCCTCAGCATCGTAAGGAAAGCCTCCAAATTTATCTCCTGTAGCAAAGTTAGATACAATTATATTAATTAGTTCTTGTTTCTTATATTTCCTTGTAAGTTTGCCAAATATTAATTTCATATTTGTTTTAGCTTCAAACTTATCTGCTGGCATGTTAGCTCTCATACCATGTTTTGTAATATCATATGTTGCTCTTTGAAAATGCAACTTTATAGATAAGTAAATTTTATATGCTTCCAGTGCGTTCATATTCCTGCCAATAATATACATTCTTAGGCCATATCTCCTTTGTGTTCAATTGTTTTGTAATTTTATAACCTTGACTTCTCATTATATTAGATAGTGTTCCTGCTTTTAATTTTTGCCAATATTCTATAGGGTTATCATATAACATTCTATTTTGTCTACCTAATACATCATGAACATATTTGTATTCTGCCACACCATCATCATTTACTTCTATATTAGATATAATAATTTTATCTGGTCTGCTTAAATTAGTAATCTTTTCTATTAAGTCTAAAGGTGTAAGTATATGATATAATACTCCACAACATACTACAACATCTGCTGGTCTTCTTTCTGAATAAAAATCTTGATAGTGTTCACTTATTACATCACAACCTATCTCTTTTAATCTTTCTATTTCATATGCACCAGGTTCTATCACCCTGTGAAATGCTGGTTTTTGTCTTTGTATTAGTTCACTATGAAATCCATAACCAGGTCCTATCTCTATAACATTACTGCCTACAGGAATGCCAGAAAAGAACTCTTCATAGGACCATTCTAAATACTTGTCCCATTGATCTTTCATTATACAAGTTTCTCAGTCTTCCTTTTTTCCTTTAGAAGATTCATGTCCAATGCCTCTTCTTTTATTTTTGCTTTTAGATTAGCTGTTAAAAATTTACTAATAGATTCTATTTCTATTTCCTTTTTAATACAATAGTCAACTACCATATCCATACATGGCGTCTGTGCATTAAAAGCAGACTTTTCAATAAACTGTGAAAACTCTGTAGAAGTATGAAACTCTTTTGTAACTAGAAATACATCACTAACTTTTTCTTCAGTCATTTCTATTGTGTTGTCTACTACCACTCTTGGCATCATTTTTGTTCTCCTGCACCCATTGTTTAATGTATTTGTGAACATCATTGTGGCACTGCAAATAAGGAGTCTCGCAACAGGTGCGTTGTGCTTCTCCCTTACGGTCAAATGTATGAACAACAGGATGATCAAAACAAGCTGCAATAGATGAGATTGATTTGGGTTCACCCTTTCCAAAATGTGCTACAGAAGGAAGACCCGGATCAACTATCAGTTGTAACATGCCTTGTATGACATCATCAACATGAGTAAAGTCTCTTTCTTTGTCTCCCTTTCCATAGATTGTTAATGGTTTACCTTGTAAGTAATCCATTTTAAATTTCCTAACGACTGTGCTATATTCTCCATAGTCAGCCTCTCTAGGGCCATATACATTATAGAAAAACATTAGAACATAGTCTAATGAATAAAGTTTTCTATATAATTGTAAAACAGATTCACAACATACTTTGCTAAATGTATAAGGATTTTCTTGTGACTCTACATATTGAGTGCTAGAACTTGTAGCAAAAAATAATTTGCAATTAAATATTCTAGCCCAATCTGCAACAGCACAAGTTGTCGCTATATTATTAGTAATAGTTTCCGTAGGGAATTCTAATGCTCTACGTATTCTAGGACTATTTGCCAAATGAAATATAGCAGACGGTGGTTCTATAGATGCATGATGAGGATTAAAGTGCATTACATCACACTTATGATATTCAACCATTTCGTGTTCAATATAATGACTGCCTGATCTATTATCATCTACAACGGTTACAAAAAACCCTTGATCAAGTAATTTTTCAACAAGGTGAGAACCGATGAATCCACATCCGCCTGTTACTAATATATTTGGCATATCTGTTAGCATATAGTAATTGTATATTCTTATGAACTCCTAGTCAACAGGTTTATAGAAGATATGGTTGTCTATACTTACTGTCTTTTGGTATGTTGGTGCCCAATAAGGATAAACCTTTTTACTATGATACCATAAGGCACCATTAGTTATATCCTCTTTTGTTTTCCAACCATACAATATTGCTGCTAGCACTAATATATCCTTCCAACAATCTTCAGTAGGTGTATCTGATTTTCCATCACAATACCAACTGAATTGACATGAGTGTAAATCTATTCTTCCACTAGGATAATATTCTGTCTGTTTGACAACACCACAAACGGTGTTTGGAAATCTATCATCCTTTACTCTATTTAATGTTACAAGACCCACCGCAACCTTTCCAGCAGTTGACTCGCTTCTTGCTTCAAAATAAATGTTTTCTGCTAAACAAAGTATTTCACTTTCATTAGCTTCTACATTTCCTACATAACCAAAAAATAATATCGGTAATGTTATCCATAACTTACGCATGGTTCCTCCTTTATTATAAAACTAAATCAGTCTCTCGGACTTTTTTGTCCTTCTTTCTGTCGTAATCCTTTTTAGACTTATGTGCACCTGCACCACTCTTGTTGCGCGAATGCTTTGCTACAGGATTTCGTAACTTTAGTTTCTTTTTCATAATAGTTATTTATTATACTTTCAAATGAACTGGAATTCAAGAATCTATATTACCAAACTAAAAGTAGTAAAAAATTATTTTTTTATAAATAGGTATGGAACATAAATTTCTTTTATGTTTCGATATAAATTGTATTAATAATATATAAAGGAGAGGTTTCATGACCACAGCTACTATTGGTAGAGTAGCGAAGCACATGAAAACCAACGTTGATAGACTAAGAGAGAATGACAAAGTTTGTCTTTTCTGCGATGCGGTTCAATTAGTAGCGATTATGTCCGCTCCGTTACTACTGCCCTATTTTATAATTGCCTGGACTCCAGGCTACGGAGGTTTTTAATGTATAAGTTAGAAACTGAAGAGCTCAAAACCATTGCAATCACATTTACAGTTTCGGGTGCTATCATTAGCATACCGTTTATACTCATGGTGATGTAATGGAAGAGTTGCAAGACAAGTTAGAAGTCCTTGCGTTATTGTCGATATTCGGATTAAGTATTTCGGCTTTAATGTAAGAAGAGAAACAAGCGTCTTACGAGGCGCTTGTTTTTAAATAATCCTCATACACATCTCTCGCCTCTAATAGTTGAGGCACAAAATCATCACGTTTCTCAACATGAATCATAGGACCATCGTCCTCTTGTGTAATTAAAACCACAGTTTGATCTATTGGAATGCCTGTTCTTTCTTCGAACATAATGGCATAAGCAGAACACTGCATAAAATAATTATAACAATGTGATCTAACTTTACGTTTCTTAGATGTTTTAAAATCTATTACAGAAAGTCTACCATCATATTCTGCTATACAGTCTGCCTGGCCTGCTAGTCTTAAATGATCTGAATATAGCTTAGTTTCTATACCTCGGATATTATCTATTTTAGATAACATCTCTACCATTACAGAATACATTTCTTCGTTCAGAGGATTTAATGTTTTTCTACCCTCTTCTTCTTTCATCACTTCGTTGTGCAAACGATATTCAACTAGCTTGTGTATTGATGTGCCTCGAGCTGCTGATTGTCTTGATATCTTATCAGCCTCCTTAGCACCTACACGTTTACGCCAGGCATTTATAAATGGTTTGTTCTTGTGTGCAAGAATAGTTGTAACAGACGGATATAGTTTTCCGTCTGGTGTTTCGTATCTTCTACCTTTCTCGGTATTAATTGTTTTTAGATTATCAAAATCTACTATGTCGTGATTAAACATTATAATATTATGTTCAGTATGATTGTGGTTGCTATTGTAATAACATATAGCCCCCAAATTAGTTTTTCTAATCTATCAAAACTCTCATCTCTTTCGTCAAAGCGTTTATTGATATCATAGTTTATTCGTTGAAGTATATCTTCGTCTTTCATTTGCCTATATCCTTAATATTGTTTTTGCCTATAACTTGATAGGCACCTTTGTTGTATGCTGGAGCAACAGTATACCCTGAAGATATCTTAAGTTTTTCTTGTTGCCACTTTATATCTACACCTGTGCCTTTACCTAAGGCCTTCTTAGAGGGGCTTGCTGAAGGTATTCTATCTGTAGTAGACTTTACTACTGCCTGTTTCTTTTCTAGCTCAGAGGCTGAAATCTTACGAACAGGACCTGAAGTAGTTCTTTTCTTTGTTGGATTATTTTTCTTGTATGCTTTACGCTTACGACCATTCATATCATAACGTAGG